CTTCCCCGCCCGCCGGTCGCGCCGGTCGTTACGCGTAACGACCCTGAGTCGCTGCGGGTGCAGCCAGCGCCTACCAAGCCGGTGGCTTCCTACGATCCAAAGGCCCCCGATTCCAAGGACTCGTTCCGGGTGCCGGCGCCGACCGTCGACCAGATGCGTTACCCCGGGGGCCCCCTCGCGCTGCCGTCGGCCGGCGATTCGGCGGCCTTGCTGGGCAACCTGCAGCCGGCCGGCGCAGTCGGGCCTGGCCTGGCTCAGGCGGGCCAGATGCTGGGTGACTACCAGCGTGCAGCGGATGAGCCGGCGCCGGTCAAGGCTGAGCCGGCATCCCTCAAGCTCGACCAGCGGTTTGAGCTGAGCATGCCGGTGACAGTGAAAGGCGATGTGTCGGACCGCCAAGCGCTGGCCTATGAGCTGCGGCCTTATTTCATGCAAATGATCGAGGACGCGACCCGCGACCTTAACGCGCGTCAGCTGTACGACGCGCCGCACCTGTAGGGAGGATAAACGATGGCGTACATGGAGCTGCTGCAGGGCAGCCTAAAGTCGCTTGCTGCTGCAGGAGAGGCTGGCCGGCGCACGGTGGACGGCATGCTTGGCCCCATGAATGGGGCTGTTACTCAAATGAAAGGGGCGGTTTCCGAGCTGGAAACCCTGCCGGTGGTGGGGGAGTTGATCGGTGGCCAGCTGAACCGGGTCATGGGCGGCATTGCCCAGGCCCAGGCCAAGGTCGGCAAGGTGTTGGCCGTTTACAACCAGGCCAGCAATGCGGTCACGCAAGTGCAGGAGCGGGTGGCCGAGTTTGGCGAGCAGGCAGACCGGGCAAAGAAGGCCATTTCTAACATCGCGGACAAGTACAATCAGGCCGGCGGCATCAGCGGCATGGTGTCCAATTTCTCGCTGTCGGAAATGTTCTCCAGCGCTTCGATCCGCCCCAAGGAAGACCCGCCCAAGGAGGCTATCAAGGCGTTTCCGCACTTGCTGATCCTGCAGCCTCTGAGCGTCAAGGCGGAGCCGTTCTACTTCAACCTGGACACGGCGGCCTTTGACGAGCTGCGGCGCAAAACCTCGTTCCGCTGGGCGGCTCAGGAGCGCCTTACCCGGCGCTCTGCGCAGCAGGCGGTAGGTATTGGTGATGAGCGCCTGACACTCAAGGGCGCAATTTTCCCCTCATTCCGGGGTGGCCTCGGCCAGCTCGACACCTTGCGCAGCATCGGTGGCCAGCTGCAGCCGCTGGGACTGACCACCGGCTATGGCCAGGTGCTGGGCAATTGGTGCCTGACCGATATCGAGGAAGAACAACCCACGCTGCTGCAGGGCGGAATCCCGCGCAAGCAGGCATTCACCTTGGAGTTCACGCGCTATGGCGATGATTTGTCGAACGTCTGACGGCGATGTGCTCGACGCTATCTGTTTCCACTATTACGGGCACCTGAGCGGCACGGTGGAGGCAGTGCTGGGTGCCAATCCGGGCCTTGCCGTCGAGCCGCAGCCCTACCGCGCCGGGGTGCTGATCACCCTTCCCGAACTGGCTAGAACTGACCAGCTGACCGTCCAGCTGTGGGATTAGCATCCCTCCTAACCGGAGCTTTCCATGAAACCACAATTTCGTATCGTCGCTGACGGTACCGATATCACGCGCCTTATCAATGACCGTCTGCTGATGCTGCGCACGCTCGACAAGCCCGGCATGGAGTCGGACGAGTTCGAACTGCGCATCGATGACCGCGACCAGGCCGTGTCGCTGCCGTCGCGGGGCGCCAAGATCGAGGTGTTTTTAGGCTATGACGGCGCGCAGCTGACCCGTATCAACAGCTATACGGTCGATGAGGTTGAGCTTAGCGGGCCGCCGGTTACGCTGGTCATCCGAGGCAAGGCCAGCGACATGCGCGGCAGTGGCAAGACCACCCGCAACGGTAGTTTCGAGGGCAAGACCCTGGCTGAGATTGTCGCCACGGTGGCCCGCCGCAATGGCTGGGTACCGGCCTGCGATGTGCAGACCGTTGTGCCGCGAGCGGACCAGCTGGGCGAGTCGGACTACAACTTTATTACCCGTATTGCCCGGTTGCATGACTGTACCGCCAAGGTGGCCAACGGCAAGCTGCTGGTCCTCCAGCGGCAGGCGGGTGTCACGGCCAGCGGCAAAACGCTGCCGGCGATCACCATTCGCCGCTCGGACGTTAGCCGCTACTCGTTCCGCCTCGGGGACCGCTCGACCCACAAGAGCGTCAAGACCACCCACCACAACGCCAAGACCGGCACCCTAGACGTTATCGAGCTGAAAAACGACGACGCCCCGGAAGGCCTGCCCCCGGTTCATACCGACCGCCATATTCACCCCAGCAAGGCCGCTGCCGAGCAGGCCGCCAAGGCGCGCCTGGCGGCGTTTAACCGCTCGACGGCCGGGGTGCGCCTGGAAATGCCGGGGCGCGTCGACCTGTTCGCAGAACGCCAGATCAATGCCCAAGGTTTCAAGGATGGCTTTGATGGCGAGTACCTGGTGGATTCCCTGGAGCAGGTATTCACCCAATCGGGCTGGTCGACCACCGTTGAATGCAATGGCGGTAAGAAGGGCAAGGCCAAGGCCGCCGGCAAGAAAAAGAAAGGCGCCGGCCCGCTCCAGGTGCTGCAGCTGTAACCCCCTCCTTGGCCGCCCTCTGCGGCCATCATCGAAGGTAAATCACCATGGCAATTATTTCGGCTGCCCAAGCGGGCGGCCCCAACGTGCTTGCGTTTCTCGACATGCTCGGCTGGTCCGAGGGTACAACCACCATCAAGGGCAGCGACGACGGCTATAACGTGCTGATCGGCGGCAAACTGTTTGGCAGCTATGCCGATCACCCGCGCATCCTGGTGCCGCTGCCGCGTTATGGCATCAAAAGCACCGCCGCCGGCCGTTACCAGTTCCTGTCGCGCACCTGGGATTCCATCGTCAAGAACTATGGCTTTCGTGGGCGGTTCATTCCCGAGGCGCAGGACCTGGCGGCGGTCAAGATCCTGACCGAGTGTAAGGCGTTGCCGGCGATCAAGGCCGGGCGGATCGAGGACGCGATTGCATTGGCAGCGCCCATTTGGGCGAGCCTGCCCGGCGCCGGCTATGGCCAGCGCGAACACAAGGTTGCGGCGTTGCTGGAAATCTACCAGGACGAACGCGCGGCCGAGGTGCAGGACGAATCCCGTCTGCTGGCCATGTTCAACGACTACGGCGGGAGAATGGCTGCATGACCGCCCATGAAGTGCGCCTAGCGCTGCTGGTGCTGCTGCTGGGCCTAACGGTTGGCGGGCGCTTGGCGTGGCTGTGGCAGGCCAACGACTACAGTCGGCAGCTGGCCGCGCTGGGCGAGCAGCACGCCCAGCAGCAAGCCAAGGCCAGCAAGGCTGCGGTAGACGCGCTGCAGGCGGAGCAGGCCAAGCGCGGCGCCCTGGAGCAGCGGCTGCAGGCGCAAAGTACAACTCACCATAAGGAATTGAAAGATGCTCAAGACAACCGCAAGCACCTTGCTGGCCAGCTTGCTACTGCTAATGTCCGGCTGTCAGTCCTCATCGATAACGCCGCCGTCGCCGTCAGTGGTCACTGTGGGGTGTCAGCCGCCGCCGGCGCCGGACGCGTGGTTTATGGCCCCACGCGAGCCCAACTTGACCCAGCGCATGCTCAACGAATTATCGGCATCACCGGCGACGGTGACGACGGATTAAAGGCGCTCCAGGCGTGTCAGGCCTACATTCGCGAAATCACCAAATGAAAGGAGGCGAGTCGGGTGGATGCGTCAATGTCCGTGAAATGCAGAGGCGACTGGAGGTGAAAATTGTTGGACAATGTACCGTAGGCATTTTGCTATTACTGAGTTGCCCCCAGGAAAGGAATCCCGATGAACAACCCAACCCCAGTCCAGCTGGTATTGCCTCCATACTTGTTGGACGAGCTGGAATTATGCGTGCGTGCTTATGAGGCCTATCAATCGCAGGCTGACGGCACGCCGGAGCAGGCAGCTCATGGCGCTTATGAGGACTACCGCAACAAGGCCTTAAATGTGGTTTCTATCCTGATGGTGGAAATGCGCGACCTACAGCTGGGAACGCTGGGCGAGGTGCTGAAAGTGGCGGCACAAAACCGGGTGGCACGGGTGTCGGCAGCCGCGGCGGCCTGCTTGCAGCAGGAGCGCATAGAGGGGCACGAATGCGATCAACAATGAGCTTGGCCTATGATGCCTGTGCTGAAGCCGCGCTCTCGTAGGAGGGAAACGGGCTATTTCCAGGTTGGAAGACACTTAATTCGTGGGTCGCTTGGGGCGCGGGCTGGTGCTGGTGGATCGGTGGCAAAGACTTCGAGAAGCAGATTGAGGCGGCGCTAGGAGCGTGCCGCTGACTATACTGCCCCGACTGAGCATTGGAACTGGACATGGACAAGCGCACCTTTATTGGAATGGTCGAAGCCGGCGAGCCGCTGATTCAGCAGGCCATCGACGCCATGCGGGAGTATCACCAGGCCCAGGATCGTGGCGCGCCGGCGGAGGAGATTGAGCGCCTGCGTATGGTGGCCGAGTCGCTGTTCCAAGTCGTCTCAGACTACCAGCTTCGGGTAATTGCCAAGCTGCGCGGCAAAGCTTTGCCGCTACTTCACTAGAGTGTCGGCTTGCGGAAGACTGATAGATTGGAGGTGAAGGTGAGTAAGCTGCTGGCTGAGCAGCGGAAGCGAGCGGGGTTACGTAAGGCAACTGATGCTGCGACAGCTGCCTAGTAAGTAGCTGGCCATGCTAAAACTTTGGCAGATCATCCAATGTTTGCCCTGGCATCAGCAGCTCATGCGGCTTGGGTAGCTCGAACGGAGGGTGCTTGTTCCAAGTGACCAAGGTGGTCCTGTAACCGCATGGGCTCAACATCATCTGAATCACCCATTCCGAGGTGTAATCCCCATGCGGGCGGGATAGATCCCAGACCGGGAAGCCAGCATGGTAATGATAGAGGTTGAACGTCCGAACGAAGTTCACCTTCGCCAACCAGCCTGCAGTGCTGGGGTTGATATCGTCAGATTTTTTCAAACGTCCAGGCAAGCCAGTTAGGCCTTTGGCTTCAACGTGATCAATCAGATCGTCAATCGGTTGCGATTCATTCGCAGGCAGCCTCGCATAGATACGAGCGAAGCTGACGCTCATGTCTACGATGAATGGTGGCTGTCCAGTGCTTTCAGTTGGTTCCGTACCCATTCTTTCCGCTCTTGTGCTTTCAGTCCGCGTGGAAAGGTAATCACGCCGCTTTCAATCGATGCCTTCACTGCCTCTAAATCGAAGTCGAAGGTCGGCTCTTTGGAGTTATCCGTAGGCACTATCTGCTTCTTCTGCATGTGTTTTGGCCCTTCTGGGTCCATGACCTCAGCTCTCTATGAGTGAGTCCCGCCGTAGCCCATCCTTCGATGTGACAGGGGCAGGATCCGAGGGTTCGTTTCTCATACGGCCCCGGCGTATTCAAATAATAGCGTATTGGTGGCAATGGCTACCATGCCTCGAGTACTGTTTTTTTGGACAGCTTAGCCCGAGGATAGCAGTCAGCTAGAGGCTGTCATAAAGCTGGCATTACCCAGCCAAAACAACCCATTGAGGCACAAAAAAAGCACTTGAGCCATCGGCTAAGTGCTTGATTTGTATGGTTTATTTGGTGGAGCCGGGGGGATTTGAACCCCCGTCCGCCAGTACTCCGCTGTCGGTACTACATGCTTAGCCGTGTCTACTGATTTAATCCGCAGCCGCCCGACGGGCAGGGTGCTTTGGATGAGTTGTGTAAGTTTTAGTCACTTCGCCCACAACGTGCTACGCGACGATCCTGTTCTGTATGACAATCAGTTCGGGTTTACAGGCATCCCCTAGTGATTGCTGGAGCCGAAGCTACCAGAAGCAACGGGTCAAGAGGACTGCTTACGCAGCCAGCTTGTACTCCGCGCCGTAGTTTTCGTCATTGGCAACTATAAAAGTTGCAACAGTGGATTTACGAGTTCTGTTACCAACTCGGCATGCACCTAGAGTTTCGCTACCGGCGTCGAATCCTAATCGGCCCCACGCTAGCGTTACGCTACCGCACCTTACGGTACGTGGGACGGAGTATACGCCATTGCGCGGGCGACGTCGACAGCCGGTCCAGTCGCCCGCTTTCGGGCTTAGGCGCCGCCGCTGCTACTGCCGCTGCCTTTCTCGGTTTTTTCCAGGCGCTCCAGGACCTTGCTGGTAATGGCAATGCATTCCTTGGTATCGCCCGAGGCCTGGGCGGCCTTGGCTTTGTCGACGTGCTCGGTGATGGCTTTGTCCAGGCCTTCGGCGGTGGCGCCGGCGGTAGCCATGGTGTCGTCGATCTTTTGCAGGTTGGCGGCGCAGAGGTCATCGGCGGCGAACACCGGCGAAGCCAGCAGGGTGGCGGCCGCGAACAGGGCCGAAAGTGCGGTACCTTTCATGGGTGTCTCCTCTGGGGCCTCTGGAAGGTGGGCCTGTAAGGTGGACTGCGGGGGATTGGCGGGGGTTCCATCGGGATGGTGGCGGGGCGATATTGAGGTGTGGATGGCACCGGCGTTGCCGGTGTTCGCGGGTGAACCCGCGGATACGGCGGGGTG